ATTGCTGAGTGCCAGCGTCAGTGGGAAAGTGTAATGCCTAAAAATGTGTCGGGTACGATTGCTCGTCATGGTAAATATTCCTACAACCGTAACATCAAGCCTGATGTGTCTCAGCTAATAGGAGAGGCAGAAGACTTCTTGAAAAAAGAAACTGGCAGTAGAGATGTCTGGGATGGCGTTACCTCTTACCTGCATGAACTACGCAACAGCATACACAGTATTCGCAGTGAGTTGCGAGGCCATGTCGAAGAGTATGCCCCTGTAAAACGTGCAGGGAAGTACGCCAAAAGACGTGCTGATGACTTGTTATCTAACGCATTCCCACGCACAAACATAGACCTGCATATAGGTGCTGGCTATGAAGTTGGGGCAAAACACAATGACGCAAGCACGAAATGGAATTTACGCAATGACGTGACGGTCGGCGTAGCGTGGTTCAAGTCTGTCGGCAAACGTGGCTTTGGCCTGATAAAAGCGCCAGAAGGTACACTGTTTGTTCTTAGGTGTAAGCCTCGCTTTGTTCAGTATGTCGATGAGGATGGCATGAACGCCTTTGAGGTTCAAGCTGTCGGCTTTAAGCATGGCAAGTGCCATGACATGAACGGCTGGCTGGTGACCCATCAGTCCAGTGACCACAGTCACAAGTTGCCATTGGTCTGCAAGCATACTGGTAGCATGGATATTCCTCATGCTTTCGGTGTCAATCTGGGCAAGGCTCACAAACTGTTGCAACGGCGCACTGTTGCACATCTCACCAAACAACTTTGATGGGAGAAGTCATGGCAAATGTAGAAACTAGAATGGCGTCTATTGTCATTCCAAATATGAATGAGGATGGGGACATTTTTGTCCCCATTCAACAGGAAGCTGTTGAAATTTTTATAGACGATTTCGGCGGGGCAACCGCGTATGAGTGCAACGGCTTTTGGGATAAATCTCAAAAGGTTATATCATGTTTAAAGATTGATGTGGCTGTTGATATGTTGCCCCTGACTGTTGCAAAATTTATGGCTACCGCTGAATTGATTGCTTGTAAACTGAACGTCCACAGTGTCATGGTGACCAAGCCTGACGGCACTGTAGTATTTGTGAAAGGTGGTTTGTACGATGACGCTAGTTAATATTACCCTTACCATTGACGAGGCTTACGCAGTCTCTGACGCAATGGAAGCACACATTGATGGTATGACCACAGCATACGGCAAGGGATTGCGTGAAAAGCTATCCTCAGCGCTGTCTGCTGATGCCGCCATTGATGCGGCGATAGAAGAGCATAAGTTTGCTACGGCTGTAGAAGATGCAATGGAGCAAGATGATGATTAATTGGCATAACGCACCCAATTTCAAATACAATGGCTACAGGTACGCACCTGACATTGATGAGGATGATGAGGGTGTACGCAAGGCATCTCACGATGTTTATAAGATTGGCGGTGATGATAAAATTGATTTCAGCATTGACGCATCGCCATATAGGTGGCTAACATATGATGAGTTCACTTATCATGTGGATATGATGAGGGGGAATGTATATGATGACTAGGTTTATGATGTGGTGCTACACTTGGGTGCTTGGCCTTGTTGTAATGATGGCTGGCACTGGTGCAGTAGAAAATCCAAATGGTCATGTGGTTGCTGGTGTTGTTGTTATGTACACTGGATGTGGAATGATGATAGTAGCAACTATTCAACTGGTCAGGAAAAAACGATAACAGTTACCTAGTGTGGGTTGTTGTTGACAGGCGCGTGGTGCGTCTGGAGAAAGTTGTGAGGTTACCACACTAGGGTGACTGTTCTCCGACCTCACAGCACACCACAACAACTTGAGGGGGGCGGTTTGTCATGTGCCGCCCCTCTCTCCTTATTTTTTTATTTATACCATAGTACAAAATTCCTGTGGATTGCCCACCACTGGGAGACATGAACGCCCTTGGGCAAGGCAACCTAATCCCCCTACAAACGGACTGGGGAGAAAGGCAAGGTGATACCTATGGATAAGGTATCAAAAAAGAGGCGCGTAAGTGCCGACATGAATATTGACGAGCAGAAATCTAGTTTATCCTCGTTAATTTCAAACCCACCTGAGAACACACGCATTATTGAGTTTTCACCAAAACTCGCATCGTATGTTCTTGAGAACCTCAACGTCAATAACAGGACTAAAAAGAAAAAGAATATCAGGCGCTATGCTAAAGATATGTCTTCTGGAAATTGGTCTTTGACCGGAGACACAATTCAGTTTTCAAAAAATGGTGTCTTGATGAATGGTCAGAACCGCCTGTTTGCTTGCGTCAAGGCTGGTGTTCCTTTTGTCACCCATGTGGCATTTGGAATCGAAGCCTCAAGTCGTGTGCATATGGACGTTGGTAAAGTGCGTAATAACCACGACCTGTTTCACGGAGAGGGTGTTCCTTATCCACTTGAAACTGGCAAGGGTATTCGCATGATTATGGCATGGAAGTCTGGCAATACCGATGCGAGGGGAATGGATATCGATTTGCGTGAGATGTTGGAAATATACAACAACGTAATTGATAAATCAGTTCTTGAACTTTGCATCAAAAAAGCCAAGGCTGTAAAAAAGCACACTGCTTATCCTGACCCACATCTCACTGCTTTGATGTATTTTGCATGGAAGCAAGGTCATTCGGAAAAGGTTAAGAAGTTTATGGACGATTTGATTGCTGGGTACGGTAACGGCCCTCGCTCTCCTGTTCGTCTTTTGCTTTCAACCGTGTCTCGCTTGCGTATGGATAGGTTTGCTAGGATTACCACCCATATGTATGCAATTATGCTTGCACGTTCATGGAATAATTACTTACATGGCAGAGCGTCAAAGGTGTCAGATATGAAAGTGACACTCGATGACACCCTACCAATCGATACATCTATGTAATTGCAAAATTCATGCCAAAAAAGAGGGAGCGGCGTTTACGCGCCGCCCCCTGTAGTGTCGGGAGGATGAGCGGCTAAGGTCAGTAAGCCGCTACACTTATGACGTTAGACCATCTAATCTTTAGGGTCAACATTAAAACACTCAACCCCTGCCGCCGCATATCCAGCCTTATCAAGATAACTATCCCAATGCTCAGGGCTTTCTATAAGTCTAGCCGTCTTTACCAAGTCCATCATCAGGCCGTGGTCAAGCGGAGTTATCTCTTCCCCATCTTTAAGTTTGTGACCTAAGTAAGCAGTCCACAAATTGGCAATGCGTGTCCAGTTTTCTAAAGGCGAACCGTAATGGTCGCCACGCGCATCTATAATTGACTTTGCCTCTTCCAATAAAATTTTACCTTTTCTTTCCATATCTCTTCCTAAAATGGCACGTCTTCAAAATTGTACGATGGTACATCTGGAAAATTATCCTCAACACCAATCGAATAGCGAGACGTTACTGGATTAAAAAACAGTTCAGCAACTCCCTGTTTGCCTACCCAACTAAAGCGACACTTCCAAACGTGAACCTCACTAATTGCATTATCCACTGGGTCTGGCCTGTGTACAGACAGCCCCACATCCGCTTTTGCAAACCAAGCCGCACTCCCAGAAATATCATACCCCTTGGGCGCTGGCACTTTCCCATCTGTGCCGCGCATCATTTTTGTTGGGTGCGCGACAAACCAAAGGTGAATACCGTGAGACTGAGCGAATACCCGAAGCTGGGTCAGCATCTCACTAATCCAATCCGTCTCACTCATATCACCATTTTTTTGAATATAGTTGTATGGGTCAATGATAGCCCCACGAATGCCGTGTCTCATCACAGCTATCTTTAATCTCTCTATGATGCCTTCTATCGTGGCTAGTGAGCCATCGTTCTGATATAAAAAGCTGAAGTGTTCCCGCACAAAGTCCTTGCCCCTGTCTAATTCGTCAGGCGTGAGCCGTGGAGTTACGCCAGTGAAGAACGGCTTGGCGAAGTGCTTGCTAATTAACTTGGCAATGTGTAGGCGAGGCTCATTCTCGAAAGAACAAATAGCAAACTTCCAGCCCTTTTCTTCTGCCAAGTTAACCATAATCTGGTCAATAAATTCTGATTTGCCTGATGATGGGTGACCTGTCACCACAGTCAACTGACCCTCTACAATCGTGTAGTATTCATCCACATTGACGTAGCCAGTGGACGCACCGCTACCCATTCCCTTTTCATAAATCTCATCCAACTCATCATAGAAATGCGATGCATCGTAGAGTCCAGCGACAGGCCACGGGATAATCTTTGAGACAACTTTATCCAGACCCTTGCTTCCATGCTTCAGCAAAACATCATTGGCATCTTTACAATCTTCTGGGAACTCAACTTTCCAGCACTTGTCTTTGCCAATTCTCCTCGCTATCTCCTCAGCCATAGCCTGACCAGCGCCGTCAGAGTCTGTCGCAATTATTATTCTGTTTGCTTTCTCTATCTTCTTCTTTGCATCCCACAGAAACTTAAACTTGCTGTCCTCTTGTGGGTCAATTTTGCCATCCACAACCTTCATCACCGCGCCATTCGGTACAGACACACAGCTTTCAAAACCAGCTTCCATGAATGCCAGCACGTCCATCTCGCCCTCGCAGATAAAGAGGTCATCTCCTGCCACAACGGAGTCGAGATTAAAAAATGATGCTGGTGAGCCGTTACAAGCAAAACCCTTGTCGGTTATCGCTCTGATTTTTGCGGCATATGTTTGGCCTTGATTAGTGTAGGGAAAGACAACACAGTCAGTTTGGCTCTGTACCGCACCGATGTAATGCACACCAGATTTTACCTTTGCTTTTCTAGCTGTGTCCTCAGATATGCCGCGTCCTTTGAGCCAGCTTATTGTTTTATCGTTTAAGTCATCCCAGTTGTGTTGAACGGCTAGTGACACTTTATTGCTCCTCCTTGCTGGCATATATCTTTCTTCTAAGGAAACCACACCGTTGGCATTGCAGTGCCAGCAGTTGTACAAAATACCTTCCTCGCTAACCTTCAGGGAAAGTGTGCGCTCTCGTTTTTTCTTTCTTTGGGGTGAGCATATTGGGCAAACGACTTTGTGTTGACCCTCGCCCTTACGGAGTGCCTCTCCGCGAATTAGGTGTTCTGTTTGCATTGTATTTCTCCACGACACCATAACGATATGCCGATGGTCAAATACTGTCAATATCAATTTTGGGGTAAGTTCGGTATAAGTACACTATGTACTATAAAGTACATAATGTATTATATATTATATATACAATTAAAGTACATTTGTACTATGGTACTATTTTCTGTCTATCAGGTCTTTTAATTTACGACCCTCGTATCTGGCAATCGCTGGCTTGGATTGTAGAATGTGTAGAAAATTATTTTTCATTTTGTCGTAGTCTATGTCAGCCAAATCACACACTGTTATGAAGTCCTCTGTGTGAATCCACATCTCTATTATTTCGCGTTCTTTGGGTTCATTTAGGTAGGCATCTGAGATAGCTTGGGATATCACCGCCCTCCAAAGGTGACACTCTGATGATTGTTCTAGGCCTTTCCCTATCAAGCCCCCAGTAAATATTCTTCTGCTTAACCTGTCGGTCATTTTTATAAATTACCCCTTGCATTAGGTCTAGTATCAGACTTTCATCAAGGTCTGGTCTTCTAGAAGCATAGTAAATTAACATCTCAACTTTTACATCGTTTTCAAAAAGTAGGTCAAGAGTTTGACACTGTGCCAAAAACTTCACAGCATAGTTACGAGCCTTCTCTGATTTAATCGAAGCAGGACGCCCCCTTATCATCACTATCTTTCGACTATTGGCCTTTGATGCTGGTTCGCCAAGTATCTGGAATATATGCTCTTTCATACTAAAATATCCTGTTGACTTGTATATGCCCTAGTGATACAACAAACTGTGAAGGGAGAACACAATGAAAATTACCAACAACCACAATCTGCCGCAGTCTTTTGTTGATTTTGCCAGAAACGACAAATATAGCAAGGGTCATGCAGACATCTCAGTTACAACGCTGATTGACAGCGCAAGGGTCAGGGTTATGCGTGACCACTACCACAATGAGCGTGTAGTAGATGTTGTTGACAACATCTGGGCTTTGTTTGGCACTGCCGTGCATCACGTTTTAGAAAGCACTGAGCCGTCCGATGATGTGGTTATTGAAGAGCGTTTATTCACAAAAATAAATGGCTGGGTTTTGTCTGGTGCGGTTGACCATCAGGTGATTAAGGGTCAGACGGCAGAGATTACAGACTACAAGGTTACCAGTGTCTGGTCTGTCATTCATGGCAAGATAGACTGGGAGAGACAGCTAAACGTGTATGCTTATTTGGTTCAGAAGAATAAAGGCAAGAAAGTAAAGAAGCTGTCCATCTGCGCGGTTCTTAGAGACTGGAACAGACGTGATGCACAAAACAAACCTAATTACCCCCAGTCTCCTATCGTAATTGTTGATATCCCAATGTGGGATGAAATGAAGCGCATCCGCTACATACATGAACGCATAAACCATCATCAGAACACACAGGTTCTGTATGATATGGAAGGGTCATTCACGTTATGCTCAGATGAAGAACGCTGGAAGCGTGACGATGCATGGGCGGTAAAGAAAAAGGGATTAAAGAGGGCCATGCGTGTCTTTGATAACGAAGACGAGGCCAAGAAATTCTCTGAGGCACAAGACGTGTCAACTGAGATAGAACACCGCATTGGTGAATATGTGCGGTGTAATGGCGACTACTGCGGTGTCGCTGAATTTTGTTCACAGCATAAAGGAAATTAAGATGAGTAGTGTATGGGAAACCTTATCTGGCATTGATGTGTCAGAGCATACTGAGGAAAAGAATGGCCTGACTTATTTGAGTTGGGCATGGGCATGGGGCATTGTGAAAAAGCATTATCCCAAGGCTACGTTCACTAAAAATTTGTACTCTAGTGCAAATAACGACTGTACCTTACCGTACATGATTGACCCAGCAGGGTATTCGTTTGTGTCGGTTACAGTTGATATTGATGGGGAAAGCCAGACTGAAGTTCTGCCTGTTCTCAATCACGCAAACAAGGCTGTGTCACAGCCAGACAGCTTTCAAGTAAATACTGCGCTTCAGCGCTGTCTTGCTAAGTGCTGTGCGATGCATGGTCTTGGGCATTACATCTATGCTGGCGAAGACTTGCCAGAGGGTGCAGAGCCAACAGTCACCGTAGAGAGTTCTACTGGTGAGAAGAAGGATATACAGGGAATGGATACGGTTGCCGCTGTATTCAATACTTTTATTCCTGAGTGTAAAGACTTGGAAACTTTGCGCGGCTTTTGGGGCATCAACAAGGGTGCTATTGAAACCCTAAAGAAGGGTAACAATAAGCTGTACGAAGAGGTTTTAGATAACTTCCAGAACCATGCCAAGAAATTTGAATCTGAAAAGGGAGAAGCCGCATGAGCAATCAATACCCACCATCAGGAGTCTTGTTTACAAATAACAATAAAAAGACCCCTAATCAGCCTGACTACACAGGTGACTTGGAGTTGTCTGATGAGGTCATCAATGACCTTGTTGAACAGATGTCTAGGGGCAACCCTAAGCCTAAGCTACGTCTAGCTGGCTGGAAGAAGACCAGCAAAAAGACTGGCGCAACTTTTGTTTCTTTGACTGGCAGTATGTATCAGGAAAGTAATCAGAAGAAAGAGAACGCAGACGGATTTGCACCACCTAGAGCGCAAGCGGCTGTTGCAGATGACCCACCGTTCTAAGCGGGTTAGGTCTAAGAAGTATCTACAGACCTTAAGAGGTTCGCCTTGCTTGGTCTGTGGGTATGGCGCAGAGGCACACCACATCATGTTTGCGGAGCCAAATGCCATGAGCATGAAAGTGGGAGATAACTGGTGTGTTCCTCTGTGCCACTCCTGTCACATGAAGCTACACGCATTCGGTGACGAAAGAACTTGGTGGGATTTGCAAGGCATAAACCCACTGAAATGGGCTAGAGTTAATTGGGAGAAGTTCAATGGATGAAAGTCTTTGCATAGCTTATGAATTGAAGCATCAAATTGAAAGTTTGCCTGATGAAGTTAAGCGAAGCAAAATTGTAGATGGAGCGGAGACTGACCACGATATGATGTCAAAAGTGGCAATAGTTGTTCATGCTCTTGAGGCGCATGGAAAGGATATAAAATGAGCAAAGGAAAAATCCCCCTTGGGATGACGGTTGAAGAGTTTGAAGAGCATCTAAAGATGATGAACGATAGGGTCATAAACTTTAAAGAGTACGGCGGTTCTGTTGTGGGAACAAAACTGGACAGGCGTTACAACAATCAAAAGAGAGGCAACTTTCACGGTAACGGTAACTTCTTGCGTACTGTAAGGGTTAAAAAAGACAGAATGTCTAGGATACATAGAGGTAAGCATGGATAACATAAAGGATGCCGCAGTGCATTTTGAGGCGGTAAAAACATCAATGTCACAAAGTAAAGCTGGCACGATACTTAGGTTGGCTATACACCCTAACGAAGTTCCAGCTAATCTACACACAGATTGGGTAGGCTCTCGATATATGGTTGCTATGGTAAAGCTAAACGAGCAAGATGAACCAGAGATATCTGTTGAGCAACGTGAGGTTGATAAGCTAATTGCCAGTGCTGGTATGTTGTGCAGAAACCCCAGCTTTGTTGAGTTTCTTCATACAAAAAACATCACAACGTATGACCCAACAGGAAAATACCCAACACTTACCCCAGATGAAAATGGTGTTGCGGAAGCGTTGCGAAACTATCTGGAAATAACCAGCAGGGCTGATATGAAAACGAACTCCCAAGCAAGGGAGAAATTTAAATCTCTATCTGAGGAGTTTACAAGATGGAAGCAAGGACGTTCACAATGAAGACAGATTTCATAGATGCAAAGGCAATAGCTGATATGCTGTCAATCAAACCAAAGTCAATTCAGTATGTAATGGAAAGTGACGAAAGGTTTCCAAGACCTATTTCTTTTTCGCCTAGAATAAAAAGATGGAAGCGGCAAGAGGTAGAGGACTGGTTGCAAAAAAAGATGGGCGAATAATTGTACCATCGTACAAACAAAAGGGGCGCTGTAAAGCGCCCTTTTTTACAGGTTGCTCATCAGGCTGTTTGCCCTTGTGACTATTTCTTTAATTCGCGTATTCATGCGCTCAATCAACAACTCTTTTTGCTCTTCTGGAATGTATTTGCTTTCTTCAATCTGTTTACGTTTGCGTATCAGCTTGTTCCTAGCATTGTTAAGAGCATTGACAATCCCTGATATCCGTAACTCTTCTTTGTATGCCAGTGCAATTCTTTGCGCTCTTTGCTCATCGCCTTTCTTACGGGCGTCAATGAAATCTTTTCTGGTAAGTAAGACTCTATCTCTTTTCTCAACAAAGTTACCAATGTCCTCCCTCTCAGAAACAGAACTAACAACTTGACGAAATAATGGGGTTGAGCGAAGCATGGCTTCCTCGAACTCACCAGCCATTAGTTTTGGAGCGGTGGAATACCCAAACTCAGCAGTGCGCTGTACAAATCTTCCGACACCACCAGT